TTTAGAGCCTTAAACTGCTCAGTAGTTGCACCACTAACACCTAGAACCTGCGTCATCGTGTCTTCGAATGATGCAATAGTACGCACAGCAGAACGCGCAGTAGCAAGCGCAGTGAAACCTCCTGCAAGGCCAAGAACCATCGTTTTCGCTTTGCCTGCCGATGCTCCGAACCGCTCCATCGACTTTGTATTGCGCTTTAACGATTTATCTACTACACCTGCTGATCGACGAATCTTCCCGACGGACTGGTCAAACTGACTAGCACCCTGCCGAGCCTTATTCGCATCAATCGCTACTTGCAGTGTTGGCATCTTTAGCCTTCCGCTTGCGTTTAGATTCCTGGTCGTCCATTGCCCACTTCATCCAAGTCCTGTCTAGCAACCTTAGACGTCGACTCAGTGTTTCCATTTCCGGTGGTTCATGTACTCCGTTCAACTGTATCCACGCATGGATATCACTGTACGTTAGTGGACAAGGACCGGCAAATCCAGGTTGTCGTTGCTCATGTAAGTCCTGGAACGCGTTCCACGCAAGAACGTTCTCCGGGAATAAATCCGGCTCATCTTCCAGAGCCTTAAGGACCTTACCTTTCCCAGCTTGCTTAGCAAGAAACTCAGTGTGCTGTCCCCACTGAAGTTGCCACTGAAGACAGCTTACGAGTTTCCCTCTGCCTCCTCGTCTGTCGTTCTCTTGAAGTTGTCAACCTCTTTGGAAAGGTCCTGTACTAACATGTAGAAGTCGTTGTGTGACTCGAACAACTCCACAGCCTTTTCTTCGCTGTATCCGATGTCTGTTCCGTCTTCTTCAGTCAGATTTTCCCAGTCCATAAGGACATGCCGCGCTATTGCTTTGCGCAGTATACCTTCCGCAATTTCGTTGGTGGGCGAGGTCCGGGAAAACGGCTTCGCCATAGACGCAAGGTAGCGTTGAAACCGTTTATTCCCGAACCGTGCCACACGCAACTTGAGACCATCACCAACGTCGATCCACACGCCTTCAACTTCAGCCTGTACATCCGTGGCGAACTCAGAAATCTTCATAGCTAATCCTCCGTCTGTTCCTTACTGCAAGCTCACTACGCTGCGAACCGTGCAATCCGGATGGTTATGTCTTCAGTCGCTTCACGGTAGGCGGTGAACGCCATGTCCGCAATGACATCGGTGTTCTCTCCGCCCGCTACACGCTGACCGGAGGTGAACTTGACTTGCGGCATATCGATGATGTAGGCGTTACCGTCGCCGTCCTCAAAGACAACAGCAAGTGAAGTCGCTGTGTCGTTAAGGTACTTGTCCATCAGGGTCTTGGTCGCGTAGTACGCTTGGAGTGTACCACTGAGTGCAACCTTCCCTGTACCGACGCTGACAGCACCGAGGGTCCCTACCTGCAACCGTGTTCGCAGGTTATTCCCAAGGGTCATCGAGAATGCTGTCGTAGCGTAAGTTGCCTGACCTTCCAAAATCGACGTGATGTCGTCGACCGTGTTCATGATGTCGTTCGTAGCTGCCGCATCATTAGAACCGTCGCCGAACGTTGCAGCCGCAGACACTGCCTGTTTTCCCATGAACCCGAAGGTGCCTGTAACGATGGCTTCTGTAGCGATGTTCAGCGCTACGGAATCAATCGCACAGCCGTTATAGAGCGCGAATTCGCTGGCCAGATCAGCAAAGACTTTCTCGATTGTGAAGGTACTTAACGTCGTACCATTGACAATCTGTGCGCCCATTAAGATGGTGACAGATTCGCCCGCCGCATCATCGACCAACGTCTTACCACTGACGATCATCTTACCAGTCGCAACAGACACGATTTTCATGTATCCGTTGTTAGTAGTGTCACCAGTGAACCCAGACACCTTGATCCACTGATTGGCAAGGAAACCGTCTGCAACGAAGTCACCGCCCGCAGTGTTCAGACTGTTGTCAGTGTTGGCAGCACTGATGTCAGTGTCTGTTTCTGTTGCAGTTGACGACCATGCAGCCGACAACAGACCAGCCTGAAGCCACTCATCATAAGCTGAGTAGCTTAGCTCCAGTGCGATGTCGCCTTGTGACGACACACTTGTACGAATAACGTCCGTGACCTGTCTGTCACTACGAATCTCTGCACTTGATACACTTCCTGTATCTTGTCGCAGACTTTCGCTAGTGTAGCGGAGGTCTTGGATTGTGGGATTCCCCGCTGGAGTAACCCCATACGTTGACTCTACATAGTAGGCTAAACCTACACGATCAGCATCAGACATTGCAAGCTCCTTACGTTTCTATATCGTCCGCGTAGAACGGACATGCGACAGTCACCTGCCACCAGTTCTTGACCCTACCTACATCGGTTCGGGTCGGAGTACGGAACACGACGCCCGTATCAGTTTTCGCCCGGAAATTCGTGTTGATTAAGTCAACTAATGTATTAGCTTCCTTTGTTCCCCTACCAGCTTCGTAGAAGATCTGAACATACATCACGCCGACTACACGAAAGCGTTTCAACCCGCTCTTATCAACCTGCCGCGCTTCGCCGAACTTGATCGAATGCCTAACCCATCTTTCCTTAGTAGCATCCGTCTTAGGTGTTTCCACGTTGTCATACTCTACTGGGAGCGGATTACCCGATTCCAGAGGACCGATGATTAAGGTCTGAAACCTATTACGGATAGCGTTTTCTATTGCCTCGTAAGTCACTGGAACATACCTCTCAGTTCTTCGACCGTTATGGCGACCATTCCTTGCGGTGCTTGCTTGCTGACAGTACCTGACTCTAGATAGACAATGTAAGGAACATTGTTAGTGATATAAACGATAGCAAAATCAGGAACTTTCGCTATAGCGCCAAGCCCATCTGCCACTGGATCACTGGACAACTTCTCGTCATCCGGTGAAGTGTTCACCGTGGTCTGCCAGTTACCACGAGCACGTCCTGTATCTACAGGTGTTTTGAGGACTATCCTTGACAACGCTTCCAGGACTATCTTTCGTTGCAGCACCTTCACACTTTCAGCAGGAAGTCGTTTAGCTAACGTAGTTAGCTCCCTGTTGAATGCTCGTAGGTTAGTCTCTGCCACGTTACACCCTCAACTGATACTCATACGCTGCCACGTCGTCACCAGAGTAGATCGGTGTCACCTTAATGACGTTAAACAACTTGCCGTCTATTGTGACAACGATATTAGAAACCGCAAGCGTTAGCGGGTTCCACTCCAAGTCCTTCCCAGGAACGATAACCTTCAGGTCATCTTTCTGGATAGTGTGTCCATCTACTAACCGCCTGTCATACTTGTCCGGTGGGCTAACCTTCTTACTATAGACCACAGGATCAGACTCAGCAGCGTGTCCAGTTGTCTCATCATAGGCGCCAACTGTCTTAACAGTAAAGGACACCGTCTTACCCAATCGGGCAATGAGGTTGACAACCGTAGCCCCTAAGGACAAGTCTAGTGCAGTTGACATATTATCCTCGACTCACAGTTCGTGACGACGTTACCAGATGAACTAACATACGGTCTATGATGGCGAACCTAGGATAATCCGAGCGACCACCAGTGTACTCTATTTCCTCTTCGATCGGACCAACCTTAACACGTTCACGCTTAACCCCTCCAGGCTTAGCGACGTCTGCCAGCAAGCCATCCGTTTCGCTGAAGTGACGCAGCGCTGCCTCGATTGTAGCTTCTTCTAACGCCCTCGGTAGATCGTCGGAATCAACGTCGTACCCATCAGGGTCAACGATACCTGCTCGCGGCCACGCTAACCTCTGCGTGCGATTCGTACGCAGACCTAACCATCGGGCGTTGTACACAGCATCAATGTACTGCGTCGCCTCAATGACAGCTTCTTGCTGCTCAGCCTCACTTGCTGCATCCCACAGTGCATCTGCACCATGATCGGCAGTGTATGTATCCACGTCGGCTATCGCAACATAGCTGTTCGCGTTAGTGAGTCCGGCGCCGGTTTCGACGATTACCGCGGGCATCAGAAAGCTCCTTAACTACTCGTCCTCGTCCTCGTCCTCGTCCTCGTCCCCGTCCTCTTCATCATCAGGCTCGACGGAAGGAGGGGCGGACTCGTCGCCCTTGTCTTTGTACCCTTTCTTTAGGTACAGATCCCGATCGGTTGCGTTAATGATAACCCTTCCCGCGGGACCGATCATCTCGATTGTTGGTAAAGAACCCATACTATTCCTCCGAAAAGACGCAGCAAGGTAGGTGAGGAACGTTCCTCACCTACCAAGCCGCTATGTTCTACGCACCGCAAGCACGACACGCGAGATTGGGATCAAGAGTCTTGACCCCGTACAGCACATCAAGTGCAACGTGTACGACACTGGAGTTCCCAATGTAGTACACACGACTGCGAAGTGACAGACCGGTGATCGGGTCCATAACCGTCGCAATCTTCGCACCGAGCTCACGACCCATCTCCGACAATGGTGCAGTCACCAAAGCGAAAGCATTGCGATGGAACGCAAGGTTCGCGGAGTGCGTATCCACACGGAGAGTAACGACCGCGTCCTCGGCTGCGTCCGCTGCCAAAGCAGGAGTGAACGTGACTCCTGTGAGAGCGTTCGTCGCCGCTGTCACAGTGTTGGTGATCGCATATCGCTGTGTATTACCTGCGATAACGAACGAGTCACCCGGGACCACGGTTCCGGTCAGGGAACCTGCATCGAGGCTGATGGTTGTCACACCAGCATCAACAGCCGCAACTACCGCAAGAGCAGTTGCATCGGCTGTACCTTTGGTATGAGTCTGAACATTCTGATTCGAGAACATCTCAAACCCGTACTTCGTGCCGAGGTGACCGCGACGCTGCGTGTCAACGCCGAAGTCGCCTGCTCCTTGCTGCTGCGCGAACGCAGACAAGCCAAGAAACCCGGCTTCCTCGGTGCCGTTGATCATGTAGTGCAGGTCCTCCATCGGCACGTTGTTGTCGAACATCACTTTACGCGGACCAGTGATGTCTGCGACGACCGGCGTTCCGGACAGGTCGTAGAACCACGGGGTGTCCTTGTACAGTGCTGCAAGCTTCGTGTCGATGTCATTCGCCAAGCTATACGCTGCCGGACGAATGTGATCGTTGATGATCCGCTCACCAGTGAACGCCAGCTCTTTGTCTGTAAGAGCAAACTTCACTTCACGCCAGTACGACAGCGTAACCGGAACGGTTTCCGTCGCCAGATCTTCGGCAGTTGCCGGAGCGTTATTCGTAGTGAGTACAGCCGGTTTACGAATGTTAACCGTCTCACCTTTGCCGAATGCCCGGCGTTCCTCGTCGTATCCAAGGTGGACACGACTCGCCATACCAAGAGCTTTCTCCAGATGGATCAGCGCTTCGTTGGCGTAGAAAATGGGGTTGTATACCCCAAGCGTATTCGCCATCTCATACTCCTAAAGAGTTACTGAACTTAACTGTCCAGTATAGTTACCGTTTTCCCCGCTTTCTCAGCTCGGTCGCGAACTTCGCGATAAGCACGGGTATCTCTTGCGGCTTCTGCGGTGATAGTAAACTGACCACTACCTGCCGCGCCGGTAGCGCCGCCGCCGGTCGCTCCGGAACCACTGGTCCCGGTTCCCTTGAAGGCAGGAGCATACGCTGCGTCCGCCTTGAACTCCGCCACAAGTTCATCCATCCCCATAGGTTCAACCGCGCCAGTCTTGGAGCTGATACGCTCCGTACCGTCAGGGTCAACAACTATAGGAACCCGTCGCCCGTCGTCCAGGACCTTCATTTTCACCATCGCCTTGAGGGGATGAATAAGAAGGTTAACCGAACCTTCGGCGTCGGTAATGGCCTTGGTCAATGCTGCATCCACTAAAGTAGTCGCAAGCTGAGAATCAAGCAGGTCACGTTCCTTGGTAACTTCTCCCAAGTCCGCCTGATGCTTTGCCAGATGCTTCGCATGTTCAGCATCGAACTGCGCCTTCACCTTAGCTTCAAACTCGCCCTTGGCTTTCTTCAGCTTCTCGTCTGGGTCCCAGTTAGCTATCTCGTCCACCTTCTCAAGTGCTGATCGAGCTGCCTCGGGATCCAAGTCACCGAATCGCTTAACCGCCTTATCAGCAGCTTCACGTTTCGACCGTTCCGACTGCAGCGCAGTACGAAGAGACTTGGTATCTGCGAGTTCCATGCCGTCAACCGAAGTGACTGCAAGGACTCGTTTATCCCCTGTCTCATCCCCGTACAATTCTTGAATCGCCGGGTCCAACGCGCTGTATTCATCCTTTGTTACTACTGCCTTCAACATCATTCACTCCTTTGGCATCCCGCCGCTAGATTTAAGCACGAGCATCTCACTCGTTAAGCCTCTTTGCAGGCATCTCGCCTACACAACATAATCAATTCCTGGTACTCCGGAAAGAGGAGGTATAGTCCGTAACATCTTGGATCGTACGTCCTTGTAACCTTTCTTCCTAAGATAGCTGACTGCCGCGTCCGTTCGTTGTTGGTCAACTAAACCATCAGTCCAAGCGTGGAGTTCAAACCGCGTGCTGACTTCTAGACCTAACTTATCAGCCATAGACTCGTTCGCACCTTTCCACTCACCGCTCGCTAATAGTTCAAACACTTCGCCGTCTGCTATGATTCGCGATACTTTCATACACCTAACGTACCATCAAGAACACCGATGATGAACTTGCAAAAATCAGGATCCGCTTGTGCAAACCCTATCGGGTCAATGTACAACGCTTCCACGCCCATAGAGAATGTTTCACCTGGGAGCCAAGAAAAATCAGCAACGTTCTCGATTGCTTCATACTTGTCCCCATACCATCGTCCTGTGTACCTCGCTAACGTTGGGTCCTTGTAGAACCTTCCAAAGTCGTCGTCCCAGCCCCACTCGTACACCATCTTCTTTTTGTCTTCGTCGTAAAACTTACGAATGAGCTTGATTTCTTTATCACCAGACTTCAGCACACGACGCTTAAGAAACTGGTTAGTCCGCTGTAGTTGCTGACCCTCAAAGTCCAGCATGTGACCCATTTCATGCACGAAGGTCCGAGTCGGAGCATACGAATCCATGTTAATTCGATTGAATTGCTTCTCAGCGTTCGCTCGTCCAGGCTTCACCTCCGCATGAAACTTCATGCCTTTTCTGTTGTCTGCCTGAGAAGTTACGTCGCCAAACCAATCCGCAGCCTCTTGTTTTCTTCGCGCAAATGCATCAGTGTCAGGACTCTTTCCAGAAACCTTAAACTTGGTTTTCTTTTTAGAACCTGCATCACTTATGTTCTTCCACGCCTTTCGTCTAATATTAATGCTCCTCTTGGCTGAGGATATCTTAGGTATTGATGTATACTGATCAATAGACCTTTCAACCTTACGAACAAGCAGTTTGACATCCCACTTACCCATGCCCCTAGGGAACTCACTAGCTCCTCGAAGCATGTCATCGTACTTATCAAGTTCATGCCTGAGATTAACGATTATCTCGTCCAACTCAGTACGTGACAAGGTGGTCTTCGCTATGCGTTCCACTATGTCGTCCAAGTGTGTAGCGTTAGCCATTGCAGTATCAAGATCATGATACCGCGCCCACTTGCGGAACTCGACCTGGAACTCCTCGAACGTCTTGAACATTCCACGTTTAGGAATTTCTCCTTCGACAAACACGGGACGACTACGTTTCGGAACCTTCGGAAATTTAGTCGGTAAGCTAATACCAAAGTGCTTCCTAGCCGCTGGAGTCAGTCCCTTTCCACTGCGAAGATACTCAACCTTCCTGAGATCGCCAGCTCGCAAAGATGCTCTGGTCTTAGGGCCGACTCCCATCTGCTTCAACTGCTCAAGGAACGCTTCTTGCTCTGTTCCAGTTGATAGTGCAGCTTGTTTAGCAATCCCTGCTCTGGTTTCTGCTGTTGACTCAAGATACTTACCTGTCCGCTTCGGTGGAAGAGGTGTTGGTTTAGGAGGCAAAGGTGTCGTCACCGGTGT